TCTGGAGATAAAAACAAAAGATCACCACCTATTTCTTGTACAGAAAACCCATCGGCACAACCCAATGTTCTTGTTACAGGCACTACTTGCCAATCTGCTATACTTGTACCAGTAAGTCTATATATTTTATCTTTACCAAAAATAAATAAAGCATCACGGAATACCTTCAATTCCACAATGCTTGTATCAACTTTTATAGACCCTGCTCCATTTGCAGCCGTAAAATCGTTTTCAAGAAAGGGTGCAGTAAATACAATTTCTTGTGGGTTAGTGGACATTCCTCCAAAAAATATATGATCCCTAAATACAGCTACAGAAGCTGGGTCAGCAGGAGCACCAGTACTACTCAATAGGGTATAAGTAGAACCATCATATGTAGCAGCTTGATTTACATCATCTACCATTACTACTTTTTCAGCATTAGTAAAATTAAAATCGTCAAATTTATAACGACCAGCAGATGTTCTTGTAGCAATACTTGCAGACCAACCACTTCCCGTGCTAAATTTTAGTAGATTGCCTGAAGCAGCTAATACACCACTATTAAATACCTGAACTCCTAAGATTGCATTTGTACTATTTACTTGATCATCATCAAACTTACTACTTCCTGTAAGTCTTCGATAACCCCCCTTTATACTTGGCTCAAAGTTTTGTAAAGCTACCGCTGCTCCCGGTGGAATAGAGAAATCGTCCTTATCTAAAATAAGACCACCACCTAAAGAAACTGTAATTGGAGATATAGAGGAAGTATCTGGCATTAATAGTTATCCTGTAACATTTAGTTCTTCTTCAATAAACAATGATACTGTAAGATCGTCTGCAGCAGAAGCTTGTGCCTTAAAAATATCTCCTGCTTCTAACATAATATTAGTATCAGCAAATTGTTTATAATTATCTGCAGCTACACTAAAAGTACTAAGTAAATCATACGTAGCACTTGCAGAAGTATCTGTCCATTTTAAAGTTATGTTAGCTGCACTTGATCCATCTATATTTGTTACCCATACTTCTTTTATTCTTGCAGTAAAATTTGTAGGACAAGTATAAACTGAAGTAAGATTAGTGCTATCTAATGCTGCTGCTGCATTTTTTAATCTTAGTGACATTCATTTTTACCTTCACTACATCCACAAGGATTTCCAAGAGAACATTGACAATTTTCACATGTGCAATTTTCATTATTACACATAGCAGCAGCAGCATTATTATCGTTCATTAGGACACAGCAGCACTAAATGGTGTAGCTTCACTTCCAGAAGCATTGAGCAATCCACTTACTGAATATTGATCCGTAGCAATATCGGTCAATAGAATATAGTCGCCTATATTTACACCACCAGTAGTCGTACCATTAAGAGTAATAGTATCTGAGGCAGCTACGGTAGGCCATGAAATAAGCGAAGCCGTACCACCATCTGTACTATCATTCGTAACAACTACTGAACCATCAATCGTATCGTCACCAGTAACTTGAATTACATAGTTGGAGGTATTTACTACAGATACAATAAACTTAAACTCTGCACCAGTACCTGTTGCCGCTGGCAATGTAAAAGTAGCGGATGCATCACCGCCAACTTCACCCATTAACAAAATACGTCCTGCATGAGCAGCATTCGTAATCGTAGTGTCTGCAGTAAGAGTAACCAAATCTCGTATGAATGATCCACTCAAATCGGTTGTACCTGCAGTAACCGTTAGACCACCAGCAGTAACCGTTAAACCGCCTGAAGTTACAGTCATACCGTTTTCAACAAAAACATCTTCAGGTACACGCGATATACCCTGTGTCATTTTAAAACTTGCCATTTTGTATTCCTTTCCTTATTTATGTAGTATTAACAGTTTATCGTGTTGTCAATCCACGTAGTATTATTAAGATACCGTAGCACTAAACATAGTTGCAATGTTTGAACCAGCAGCACAAGTTACCATACCGCTTACTGAATATTGATTAGAGGCTATATCAATTACCTCAACGTAATCTCCAATAGCACCTCCACCAGTAGTTGTTCCATTAAGCGTAATAGTATCTGAAGCAGCAGCCGTTACAAAAGAAGTAGCAGCAGTGCCGTCTGCATCAGTAATTATAATTTGACCATCTATCGTATCGGTAGCATCGGCTACCTTGATTAAATAGTTAGATGTATTAACTACTGAAACTACAAATTTAAATAAACTACCAGTTCCTGTAGCTGCAGGAAGTGTAAAGGTAGCAGCAGCGTCACCTCCTACTTCACCCATAAGTAGCGTTCTACCTGAATGATCGGCTGTAGTTATTGAAGCTGTTGCGGTAAGAGTTGTAATATCTTGTGTGTGCCTATCAACATTTTCACTTATAAGTCCTGCTAAAATTCCCATATCCTTCTCCTTATGATAGTACTAGACGCATAGTTACGTCAGTTCCACCTACACGAGCGTAGTTTAAATACTGAGAATTTCCTACCTGTTTTGGTACAGTCACTGAATGAAGTCCTGCAGCTAGTTTAATATCATTTGCTGTGCTTACTGCCGCCGTACTTGAACTACTAAAATTGACATATGCTTCTCCATTTAAATGCATTGTAGCTAAATTAAAATCTGAGACATTTGTTTGGGCTGCACTAGAGCCTACAGTAATTACAGACTGCACACTCCAAAACATGTTATTACCTTGAGGTATTTGCGTCATTTTGTTTTCCTTTCTGTATGACTAAAAAGATGAAGATGTGGTATATGCAGAATTACTTGAACGAGGAATGTATGTTGAACGCATATAATCAAATCTGTTTATTAAAAGTGTTTGCATTTGTTTTATGCCTTCATTAAACATTGCAAAACTTCTTTCATATAAAGGTACTTCACTTCGATACAAATACACGTAAGATACAGCCCCATCTACAATTACATGTTTAAACCTATCTGGAATAGTTGTAGTATCACCATGAGCAGATAAATCTGAGGTTGGAAATGTATAATAATCAAAAGCTAATGTGTATGCTTTATTAGGGTATGGAAATAATCCATATCTATCATCGGGAGCACGGAATACGTGGGTAGGAATACTCCCCCCGTCAAATTGTGTTACACTTGCATCATCTGAATGAGATGCGGCAGTAGTTCCTCCTGCTGCTCGTGTAGCTCCGGTAAAAGTAGTTGAACTAGTTCCTGTATACGTAATAGATTCTTCATCTATAACAATTGTACCAGTAGAATCAAATCCTGTAGTTGAATCTACTGTTATTGTAGTAACAGAATCTGTATGAGAACCATTTAATGCTGTACTAACTACTTCATCTTCTTGTTTAATATGCATTTCTAAATATTCATGGTAATTTAATGAAGATAAATGTTGTGTAGCATTTCCTAAAGAAGAACTTTTTTGTACTCTAAAAGAAGAATAATCAACCCATTTTGTAGAGGTAGGTAATGAATATCTGGTAATACCTGCTGTAAGCGTTTTAGAAGCTTCAGCAGCGTTAAAAGGCCAAGTAAATTCTCTTTGGTTTATGTATCGGATAGCTTGGTTTACTGCATTTTTTGCTTGAGTTTGAATACCACGAGAACTACTAAAATCAGATGAAGTCAATTGCACTTCATTCATTTTTGCAAGAACATCATTAGTGTAAATTAAAAAGGTATTTGCCATTTGCTATCCTATATATAAGTATGGTGGGGAGAAGCACATTCTCCTCCCCACCAAATTTAACTAAGCAAGCTGATCTCTATCAACTTCATCAGCGGCTTCTGCATAGCCATTTACGTCAACGAGACACGCATAAACTCGCAATCGGCCAGAACTAACGTCAGCGGAACCAGCGATCAACTTAACGTCAATCGTATCCGTTGTCGTAACCCAACCTTCAAACAAAGAATCAGCACCAGTAATAACGTCATTGGACTGACCATTTGTTCCTTCAGCAAGAATACCCGTAGAGGTAACATCTCCACCATCGACAATATCATCACCAGCAGCAAAGTCAATATCTACTGTTGGGGAACTACCGTCAAAGGCTTTAAGAACTTCTGCCCCAGCAAACAAAATAAAAGTATTTGCAGGGATTTCTAGAAGCTGGAAAATATCACCATTCGTACAGCTATAACTGTCTGCAGTTAGCGCGTCCATATCAAGAATAGCATCTACCATTCTCATAGCACTTCCGGGACGAGTAACTTGAAGAGAAGCAATAGAAGATGCACTTACGCCAGTAGTAGACTTGGCAGTCATATCAAAAGTTGCCATTGTACATACTCCTCTATGCTATATTGTAAATCGCAGTGGCAATTGCTTCTGGACGCAAAATCTTACGACCATAAAGGTGCATACCACGCACGATATCAGCAAAGCTATCAGGATCACGATACGATTCCGTTTTCGTAATCTGGCTCGCGGTGGCTACTGAAGCTGAATGTCCAGCTACAATCACACCATAGTTAGATTTCTGGTTTGCCGTGCCACTCGTGCCGGGACCAGTACCTACTGCTGGAAGATTGTTAGAGACATAAACTTTGAAGCCGTAAAGATTGTTGAGAACAAGACCGTTGCGTAGTGCTCCAGCCTCACCAAAATCTTGATTCAAAAGACGCGAATCTTCATCCATCAAAACTTCCATGAAATGTGGAGACACAACTAGCCAACGACCATCTTTGTCAACAAACTGAGTGTCTAAAAGCCGACCCATCCTAGCAATAACCATGTTAGGCGAAGCCGTAGCAGTCGGAAGCGCACTAGCTCCCGGCAACCGTGGCGCAAGAGGAATTGAATGATCCCCCGCCGACGTAGTGGTAATACTGCCAAAAGAATCTTTCCTCACCTTCATTGAAGTAAGCAATTCATCTGAACCAGCAGTAGACACAGCCTTGGTTCCAGAAACCGTAGTATTAGCGGTACTGGCAACTGCACTTACAGAACTTTGAGCAAACCCCGAAAGGTAGCCCAATACTTCCGCATCATACTGATCTTTTAGGCGATAGCCCGCACGATCAGATGCTACTGACTGAAAATTCACATGCGAATGTGCCTCTTCAATATCGTCAACCTTGAAAGCAAAGTAATTAGCCTGATCTACGACCAAACTAAAATCTTCATCGTCAAGGTCTTGAGGAGAGATTTGAGTACCACG